GGGAAAGGCAATGTAGATTTAAAAGCAGCCCCTTCAGACGCAGCCCGTATGCTTGATGAGGCGGTTGTAAACCAACCCATAGACAAAATACCCTTTATCCATAATACAGAACCAAATCCTTTAAGGAACAGCGATCTTTATGGGACAAACCTAGAACCTGCAGGGCAGTATGTAACCCCCATTTCAGAGTCGTACTTGGCAGAGCTAAGAACCAATATGCCAAGCGCCCTATCTGCGATGACTGTTGGGGAAAAGAGTTTTAAAAACCCTTTAGTCATAAGGTTTGGTAGTAGTAGTTACGATGCTCCAGACAATTGGAAGCAAGTTCTGCATCAGAGATATGGCAATAAATCTGGAATGGATTTAAACGAGGCTATCCGGTCAGATGGTTATGACGGAATAGTGACTGTTGATGAAAACGGCAATTTGTCGGAAATAGTTGACCTAACAGTAGGAAAAAGCAATTCAATGCTAAGAGCGATGAACCAAGGCGGGATCATTGAACGCAAAGATGATAACAGGACATATATCTAGGACAGCTTAGATAATGGCGGAAGCTTCCCTATATCACCAAATGTTCCCTTCCACTCAGGTAATGCGGGAAGGTCTTTCCCTATAACACCAAAGGTTGCTTCAAAACCGTTTTTATCAAGTTCTTCAGCAACTCTAAAAAGCTCAAGGATAGTTACGGGTTTAGCTTTATTCCATGTATTGTCGTCAACGTCTATGTAAAACCCAGAAGAATGAGTTTTACTTACCCTTCCAACAACGGCAGGAATATTTTCCCAATCAAAATAATGCGTGATGTCAAACATATTAAAGTCTCCTTTCTCTTACAGAGCCATTTTACTATACTTTGTCTTTTATATCAAAACGGCTTACTTAGGACAAGACCATGCCTATAGATAAAGTAGTAAATCTTGCCCCCAACACAAATATCACTGTCATTGAAGAGATAGAGGAACTGCCGGAAATCGAGATAGTTCTGGAAGAAGGGGAAGAAGAGACAGCGCCAAGACAAGAGTCTGAATTTTACGTCAATCTTGCCGAAGACATGGAAGAAACTGATCTGGCAAAGATTTCAATAGATTTGTTGGCGTTTTATGAAGCCGATAAAAGCTCTCGGGGCGACTGGGAGCAGATGTATGCCAAGAGCCTTGACCTGTTGGGCTTTAAAATTGAAGAACGAACCCGTCCTTTTCGTGGAGCAACGGGTGTAGTTCATCCAATGCTGACAGAAGCCATTGTGCAGTTCCAAGCGCAGGCATTTAAGGAGCTTCTGCCCGCCGGTGGTCCGGTTCGGACACAGACAATGGGCAAGGAAACGCTGGATAAGGTGCAACAGGCGTCCCGCGTGCAGGATTTCATGAATTACCAGATCACTACGGTGATGAAGGAATACACGCCGGAGTTTGATCAGCTGCTCTTTTATACCGGATATGGCGGTTCTACCTTCAAAAAGGTCTATTACGACTACTATTTAGGCAGAATGGTGAGCCGTCTGGTCCTTCCCGACGATTTATACATCCCATACAACGGCTCAAGCGTCATGAGTGAGTGCCGACGCATCACTCATCGCATCACAATGGACTTAAATGAGTTCAAAAAACGTGTTTTTGGAGGGGAATATCTCGATGTATCGCTTGATCCAGATGGTTATGGCCCAGCTGTAGACAAAATTGGCGCTGCAGTGGACCGTTTAGTTGGTATTGAGGCCACTGGCGAACCTGAAGAGCTGTTTTTATTGGAATTTCAGGTGGATTTGGACGTTCCTGACTATGAAGAGAAGGATGAGAAGGGCAAGCTGACGGGAATTAAGGTGCCATACGTGGTCACTTTGGACGAAAGCACCGGCCAAGTGGTCAAAATATGCAGAAATTGGGAGGAAGACGATGAATTAAAGCGTCGGCTCGAATATTTTGTGCATTATGTGCTTGTTGAGGGTCCCGGCGCCTACGGTTTGGGCTTTGTACACCTGATTGGGGGTCTTTCCAAGACGGCCACCGCCGTGTTAAGGCAACTTGTGGACGCAGGGACGCTGGCTAACCTTCCTGCGGGCTTTAAGGCGAAAGGTGCGCGTATAGCAGCAGATGATAACCCGATTCAGCCCGGAGAATGGCGAGATATGGACGCTGGGGGCGCTGAATTAAGCAGTTCCTTGCTGCCATTGCCGTATAAAGAGCCAAGTCAGACGCTTTATGCGCTTTTAGGCTTTACCGTAGAGGCAGGACAGCGCCTTGCAAGCATTGCAGACATGCAAGTTGGAGATGGCAACCAACAAGCGGCGGTTGGTACTACAATTGCGCTGCTTGAGCGCGGTTCGATGGTCATGTCGTCTATCCACAAGCGTCTTTACTACGCTCAAACGCAAGAATTTGAAATGTTGTTCAGGGGTTTTGGCGAATATCTGCCTGCTGAATACCCTTACGACGTGCCGGGGGCGTCTCGTTGTGTCAAACGAAACGATTTCAACAACATGGTTGCTGTATTGCCGGTGGCCGACCCAAATATTTTCTCTACTGCCCAGCGTATTACCTTAGCGCAGACGCAACTTGAGTTGGCCCAAAGTGCACCTCAAATGCACAACCTGTATGAAGCTTATTACCGGGTGTATCAGGCCCTGAACGTGCGGGACATTGATGGCATCTTGAAAGTGCAGACAAATCAAATGCCTACAGACCCAGCCAGTGAGAATATAGAGGTTCTTGATGGTAAACAGCTGCAGGCATTTGCCGGACAACAGCATGACGCGCACATGGCGGCTCATTTAATCATGGGTCTTTCTCCCATGCTGCAGGCCAATCCAATGGCTGTGTCCGCGCTGCAAAAGCATGTTTTGGACCACATACGGCTCAAGGCAGAGGAAGATGCGGAAGCTGAATTGTTTAAGGAATACGGCAATGATCCTGATCGAATGGTGTCAGAGATGCAGCGCGAGGCTTTAGTTTCGTTGAAAATCTCTGAATACATGATGGAAATGAAGCAATTACAGAGTGAGTTGGCAGGGGTAGGCGAAGAGGGAGGGGAAGACCCGGTTGTGGCATTGAAGGCACAGGACCTCCAGCAACGGGCTGCGAAAGATCAAGCAGACATTACCCTTAAAGAACAGGGGCTGCAGAACGAGCAGATGCGAATACAGGAAAATGCACAAGCCAACGACGAGCGTATTCAGTCTCAAGAAAAGATTGCTGCAGAAAGGACTGCGGTTGCCCGTGAGCGTATTTATGCGCCAAAAGGAGGAGGAGAGAAAACTAATGCCGCTTAAAAAAGGCAAAAGTAAAGGAACCGTCAATAAAAATATAAAAGAATTGGTCAAAACCTACAAAAAAAGAGGTAAAATAGGTACAAGTAGACCTGCAAATGCAAAAGCGGCCAGAAAACAGGCTGTGGCAATTGCTTTGGATAAAGCAGGAAAATCAAAGAGAAGATAAGACGCCTTCCAGATAGTGGCGTTAAAACTGTCTGCCTATACATGGAAAATGACCATGCTTGAGTTCGCTGAGCGCGTTTTGAAAGAAATTAGAAAGCTAGAAATAGATTCAGAACAGATTGTGCTGAATGGTCCAATCAAAGACATGGAGCGTTATCGGTTTCTAATGGGCCGTTTGGACGGTATTCACCTTGTGGAAGACATAATTCGAGCTGAACTGAAGAAATACACTGAAGATTAAACGACCTAGAATTTTCGGAGATAAATCTAATGCCAATAGTTAATGGGGTTAAGTATCCTTACACCAAAGCAGGTAAGGTTGCTGCCGCTAAAGCAACCAAGAAACAAAAAAGGAAAGTTACTCGGAGGAGAAATGGCAAGAGGTAAAAAGAACTGGATTCAGAAGGCGATCAAGAAACCGGGCAGCCTGCGTAAAGCGGCTGGGGTTAAGAAGGGCCAGAAGATCAGTGGTAAAGAGCTGACGAAGCTCTCCAAGTCCAAGAACCCGACCACCAGAAAGCGAGCTAATCTTGCTAAGACCTTGAAAGGATTCAAGAAGAAATGAACAAGAACAGTAAGGTTCGTACAAGTGGAGAGGGCATGGTTTCTGGTTTAACTGCGCTAGAGGAAAAATGGAAGGCGTCGCAGCCTTCTTTGTATGATGCCTATAGCGAAGATGGCAAAGTACACGAGGAAGGGATTCCAGAAAATGTGCTGGACCTTGTGCCGCAGCCAACTGGATGGCGAATTGCATTGCTGCCCTATCGTGGAGCTGCAACAACAAAAGGCGGCATTATGCTTGCTAAGGAAACTCAGGAAAGGAATCAATTAGCCACTAATGTGGGCTATGTATTAAAAGTGGGTCCTTTGGCGTATGCCGATGAGTTTAAATTTCCTGATGGCCCTTGGTGCAAGGAAGGAGATTGGGTAATTTTTGGTCGTTACGCTGGGTCGCGTATTCAGATCGAGGGCGGGGAAATACGGCTTTTAAACGATGATGAAATTTTGGGTACAGTAAGTAATCCTGAAAGCATCCTGCATATCACGTAAGGAAAGGAGAAAAGCGATGGGCGAACCAATTCAAAATGAAGAACTCCAGTTTGATGTGGGGGAAAATGAAGAAGAAACAATGGTTGAAATGAATGAAGACGGCACTGATGCCAAGGTTGCAGAGGAAGAAAAACCCATAGTTGAGGAAGAAAGGGCAGCTCCCAATTCAGAGGACTTAGACAATTATAGTGAAAAGGTTAAAAAAAGAATTGACAAGCTTACGGCGAGATTACGTGAAACAGAGCGTCGTGAACAATCGGCTCTTGAATACGCAAAAAGCATTAAGTCACGAAATGAAGAGCTGCAAAAACAAAACCAACAAACTGCAAAAGAGCGAGCGGGGGAAACCAGCGGGCGTATTGAAACTCAGCTTGTAGCGCTTAAAAACGTGATTAAGCGCGCCAGAGAAGAAGGGGACATTGACACAGAAACTGAAGCACAACAAAGGCTTACCACTACTGTGTGGGAGCAGCAGCAATTAAAACAAGAATTACGGGCGCCCCAGCGACAACAAATGGAAGCACCTGTCCAGCCTTCTCCTGAAAAATATACACCAAGGCCTGCTGATCCTAAAGCGGAGGAGTGGGCCACGAAAAATCCGTGGTTCGGTGAAGATATCGTTATGACAAACACGGTACGTGGCATTCATGTTGAATTAATAAAGAATGAAGGGTTTGACCCTTCAGCCGATGAGTATTATGATGAGATAGATCGCAGAATGAAAAATTTGTTTCCAAAGCAGTATGGCGGCAATTCTACAGCTTCTGCGCCAGATAACAGGTCCAACCGGCCCGTGCAAACGGTGGCGCCTGCAACCCGATCGTCGGGAGTCAACAATTCAGCACGCCGTACCATAAAGTTGAAACCCAGCGAGGTTGCAATCGCTAAAAGGCTGGGGGTCCCACTTGAAGAATACGCTAAATATGTGAAGAGGTAGGCTATGAGTGACAGCGACAAAACTGTACCAAAACTTTCTCGCAGCAATCGTGAGTCTGAAACTCGCGACAAAACTGCGCGTCGCAAACACTGGTCGCCCCCTTCTCGTTTAGAAGCGCCACCCGCTCCTCCGGGCTATAAGCACCGTTGGATCAGGGCTGAAACGGCAGGACAGGAAGATCGTATAAACGTGACAAGTAAACTCCGAGAGGGGTACGAGCTAGTGCGTGCAGACGAGTATCCTGAATTTGATAGTGTTATCTCAGACGGAAGTCATAATAAAGGCATGATTTCGGTAGGAGATTTACTATTGGCCCGAATTCCTGAAGAGACAGCAAACGAGCGCAGAGAGTATTACGCAAGTCGGACCCATGATCAAATGCGGGCTGCGGACAACGATCTCATGAAGTCGAATGCACATTCGTCCATGAAAATCGATGCTCCTGAAAGGCAGTCCCGTGTAAGTCTCGGAGGACCGAGGTCGTCCGAATAACCTGTTATTTGAAGAAGGACAAGCATCATGGCTAATGTCGATAAAGCTTTTGGTCTGCGTCCGCTTGGAAACCTGTCTGCGTCTGGTTCACAGAAGCAGTACGGTTATGAAATTGCGGATAATCAGGCCGGTGCCATTTATCAGGGTGATTTAGTCACTCTTAAAGATGGTTACATTCTTCAGTTCGATCCATCGTCGTATACTGCGGCGGTAGGCGTGTTCAATGGTTGTAATTATGCTGATCCAACCACTGGAAAGCCTACATGGAAGAACTATTACCCCGGTTCGGTAAACATCACACAAGGCAAAATCACTGCCGACGTGATGGATGATCCTAACCAGTTGTTTCTCATCCAAAATGACGGCACTTCTGTCGCCGCCAATTATGGTAAAAATGCTGACATCGTTGTTGGAACAGGAAGCACCACTACTGGTGTGTCTGCTAACGAGATTTCTACCAGCACAATCGCTACCTCTGCTGCGTTAAACCTGAAAATTGTAGGTTTATGGGACGTCCCGAATAATGCTATTGGGGAATTCGCTGTAGTAGTAGTTAAAATTAACGAACACCTGTACGGAAGTGCAGGGGTTGCTGGCCAATAGGAGTAATTAGACATGGCAATATCACGTTCGCAACTCGTGAAAGAGCTTGAACCCGGTCTGAATGCTCTTTTTGGACTGGAATACAAGTCGTACAAAGAAGAGCATACAGAAATTTACACTACTGAATCTTCAGACCGAGCGTTTGAAGAAGAGGTAATGCTCTCTGGTTTCGGTGAGGCGCCGGTAAAATCTGAAGGTGCAGGGGTCGCTTATGACCAAGCACAAGAAGTGTATACGGCTCGTTATACCCATGAAACCATCGCTTTGGCGTTTAGCCTGACTGAGGAGGCCATTGAGGATAATCTCTATGATCGCCTTTCTTCTCGCTACACCAAGGCTCTGGCCCGTTCAATGGCCACAACGAAGCAGATTAAAGGTGCTAATATCCTGAACAACGCATTTACCACCTCTCTTGGTGGAGATGGCGTAGCTCTTTGTTCTACAGCTCACCCAACTTTGGGCGGCGCTAATTTGGCGAATGAACTCGCCACTTCAGCTGATTTGTCCGAGGCTTCTTTGGAGCAGGCATTAATTGATATTGCTTCCTTCACCGATGAGCGTGGACTAAAGATTGCTGTTCAGGGAACCCGATTAATTATCCCCAAAGAACTTCAGTTCACGGCGGATCGTATACTGAAGTCAACTCTTCGAGTTGGTACTGCGGATAATGACATCAACGCGATAAAAAACATGGGGATGATCCCTCAAGGTTATTCAGTCAATCACTATCTGACCGATACCGATGCGTTTTTCATCATGACAGATGCCCCAGATGGCATGAAAATGTTTAACCGTGTAGCTATGAGCACGGGTTTTGAAGGTGACTTTGAAACCGGCAATGTGCGCTACAAGGCCCGTGAGCGTTATAGCTTTGGCTTTAGTGATCCTCGCGGCATTTTCGGTTCACCGGGTACACCGTAAAAAGTAGTTGATTAAAAAAGGGGGTACTTGGTGCCCCCTTTTCTTTATTGTTTTTTATCCTGACTGCGTTCCATTTTGGAAGCGGCAGACACTAGCCACGACAGGAGACTTATATGGCTACTCACCACAATACCCCCGTGTTGTACAACGGGTATGGCGCAAGTTATCGAGCTTTGCGCGAAATGCCCATTTCTATTAATCCTGATTTCTTTGAAATCTCTGATGATTTTGTTGGGATTGCTTTTAATTCCACTAATGATTGGACGGTAGTTAAAGATTCAGGCGCTGCTGTGGCCCTTGTAGCAGATGCTGTTGGGGGTGAATTAGCCCTTACTTCTACTGCTACTACCGATAATGATGGTGCGTCCATTCAAGGCAATGAGGTTTTTGCAGTAGCTACAGGCAAAAACATTTATTTCCAAACCCGTATTAAATGCAATGATGCCGATCAGACGGATATTTGTGCAGGATTAAGTGTTAATTTTGCTACTCATCCTGAAGCTATGCTGACTGCGGCTGATCGTATTGTTTTTCAGGTAGATGATGGTAATGCTTCCATTCTTTGCAAGACTGAAAAAAATGGTACGGAAACCTCTACTGATTCAGGCATTGATCTGGTAGATGCAACCTATATTCTTCTTGCTTTTTCAGTGAACAGCACTGGCGCGGTGAGGTTTTATATAGACGGCTCACTTGTCGCTACACATAGTACCAATATCCCAGATGACGAAAATGTGACTGTTGCTGCCATGAGTCTTTCTGGTAGCGCATCAGGCACTCGTGCCACTACTCTGGATTACATTATTGCTGCTGAAACTAGGTAATAGGGGGCTTTATGGCTACTGCTAAGAAAAAGGCAGCTCCTAAAAAGGCAGCTCCCAAACAAACCACTCGTAAGAAAGCGGCTTCTTCTTTGCCTCCTGTAGGGAGTGCAGAGCGGAAAGCCATGGTTCTGCGAGGTGAAATTAAGGAGGGCAGCTCGTGAGCGCTAGTAACATCAAGGCAGTTACCAAGACCTCGGATGCTTCGGCTGTTGTAGGGCGCTGTCGTTTATACGGGATATATTTTACTAATTCAGCGACAGGCTCTTCGTTTGCCCTTAAAGACGGCACAACCTCCGGCGGCACAGCGTTGGTAAGCATTACAACGCCCGCTGCAATCGGTGGGCAACAACTTTTTATCCCTGATGCAGGGGTTCTGTTTGAAACTGGCATCTATATTGATGTGACTGATGCCCATGTTTCAAGCGTGACCGTGTTTTTTGAGGGCGGTGATCCTCAGTAATGAGATAATGTGAGGTAATTGTTATGGCAGGACGTGGAATGGGAATAGCCACCCAAGGAGGTGGCGCGGTGTCTTCAGGACCCCGAAACAAGAAACTTTCGGCGCCAAGTAAAAAGATCACGGTAATGATGAAGGAAGGCGGCGAAGCAGTTAAGAAGAGAGGTGGTAGAACCGCTGCTGACAGCAAAGGCAAAGGACACGCTGCTAGTTACCAAAAATCATTCAAAAAGAGGCAGGCTATACGCGCTCGCGCTTTGATTAAGGCTGAAGCCAAGAAACGTAAATCCTCTGGCAATTCTGATTTGATTTCCCAGCATAAGCGATTGGCGATGGGAGAAAAGGTGACGGGTTATCAGTATGGTGGTGGTATTGGTAGCGCTATAGGTAGACAAGCTGCCGCAGTTGGGCCAGCCGCTAATCGCCAAGCAGCCCAAAGTATGGCTAGAAATCAAGCTGTACTGAGAGCGCGAGCCGCAGCGAATCCGAGGCCTAAGCCACCGATGCCTTCAGCAGCAGCTCAAGCAGGGGCAACTCGGTTACGGCCGACACCGCGCCCGGCGGGAATGAAAAAAGGCGGGAAAGCCAAGAAACGTAAGGGTGGCTAGAAGCCGGGATAGCTGATGGCGACTTCAGGAACAACAACCTTCAACTTACACATCGACGATCTTGTCGAAGAAGCGTTTGAGCGTTGTGGAATGCAAATGACGGCAGGCTACCAGCTGTCCTCTGCGCGTCGTTCCTTAAACCTGTTGTTTGCTGACTGGGCTAATCGAGGCCTGAACCTTTGGACAATTGAAGAGGCAACATCTGCACTAATAGATGGCACTCGCACCATTACACTGGCAACTGATACTGTAAATGTGTTATCGGCGGTTGTCAGAGACACAATCAATGGTGAGCAGCAGGACATCAATATCGAAAGGATCGGCAGAGAAGAATACTTGAATCTCCCGAATAAGCTCACCAAAGCAAGGCC